GGCCAGGTACTTCTGTGATTGACTTCAAAGTCTAACATATCGTCATCCCACTCAATAGGTTCATGAACACTATTGACTCGAGGGTCATCTCTTAGAGTTGTTGCTTCTTCATCTGTAAGTGCCATAGCAAAATGTCGTGTGCTACCATTACGTGGTTCAACAACATCAACTGTTCGATCTGGAACATAATCATTACCAGACTCAGCTGTTAGTTCATCTTTCAGCTGGTCTTTAGGTTGACCCTTTTCCATTGCTATGATATATGTTTTTTCTGACATAGTTTACCTATACGATGTTGATTGTATTGCCCATACCTGAGTGTGATGTACACTGATAATAAAGTGTTGCAGGTGCAGACATTGGAACAGTGAATACAATATTTCCACTACTTGCACCATTGTTTGTAACACCAGTACTATAAGCGGATCCGCCATTACTTACTCTAATTTGAAATGGATGTGAACCACCAGAATTATTTACAAAGGTGTATGTGTCACCGCGGCGTAGATATAACACCGGATCATTAGCATTTGTTGGAAAGAATCTACTATCAGCTGCAAAGACGTAATCACTGGCTCCATTAGCAGTCAAAGTAAATGTTGCTCCAGGAGTACTACTACCACTTGATATAACATCTGACCAAGCGCTATTTTCATATGCCTGAAGTTTACTTGTTGATGAGTTATAAACGATCTCACCATTAGCAGCTGCCAAAGCATTACGTTGAGTACCCGTTAAAGTTGCAACTCTGAATCCACCACCAGAAACAGTAACAGATCCACCGACCGTCATATTAATATTAGATGACGATGTTAACGTAGGTGTTCCAACGGTACTTGTTCGAATCGAATTAATAATAAGACCATCAGAATCGAACTTACCAACATCTGAACCTTTGACTCGAATATCAATCTCGTCGTCGGTATTTGCATGGAATGATGTATCGCCATCAGCATCCATTATTAATTCGGTTCCGTTCATATCAATGGATGAACCACTTGCAACATAGCTTCCTAAATCACTAATCTGAGATTCTGTAATCGATAGTGCAGCCTGATGTGCTGTTACATCACTTTGTATTACATTATAATCTGTTATATAACTTGATAAGTTTGGTGGAGTATATGAGAATACACCAGTACCATTATTATATGATAAGGCAGCTGATCCTGCAGAATTTGTAGAAACGCTAAAGTCTGAATAGGATAGACCTCCGCCTCCACCACCGCCACTTACGTCAGCAGCTGCTACAAACATTTGTTGAGCAGAATCCCACTTGAGAATCTGGTTATTGGATATGCCAGACATATTAACATCTGTATGTCCGCCTACACTACCAATCCTAGCAGAAACATAATTTGAATCAACAAGCGATATTGTTTTAGCCGAGTCGATTCCTGTACCGACGTCACTAAAATTAGCTAGCTTTACCCAAGCTCCGCCATGTGCCATATATCCTGCACCTTCGGCATGAACGTGAGCAAACATACCATGATACGTTCCAGCAGCTGGTAATGCGCCAAGTGAATCATAGTTATTCGAATATAATATTTTATGTGTTCCAAAATTTATATCAGAATCACCGGCGATAGTATTTAAATTTAAATTACCTTGCGCAGCTTGTGCAATTGTTGTAACTGCAGCAGAGTCTAATATTGACTGAGAATTATCTAATGCTTGTGCAATAGATGTAACCGCCGCCGAATCTAAGTCAGCGCTTTGCAGTGTGGTAAAGTTGGCATCGAGCTCGACGTGGGTCAATGCCGTCCCTTTAGTATTTCGTAATGTAATTGCCATTTTTTTACCTCTAAGTAAGTTCTACGTAATCTGAGTCGACATAACCAATTGTCATATAGCGTGGATTTCCAGCAGCCGAGTCATAGAACCAGAGTGCTTGATCGAACCTTTCTATATCGTTACTCATTCTCACACCATGCTGATCGATTGAAGGTCCTGCTTCTCCGCTATCGTAGAATGGTGCAAAGTCTTTTGCCGAATCATCAAATGTCGGCGAGTTAATATTCATCGTATCATCTATTTTACCATAAGATGCAGCAAAGACGTCAGCCCTCATATTTGCATAATCGCCAACTTTTGCTTTGAGATCAATACGTTCTACCACTGTATCTGAATCCCCATCGTCCGGAAGAATACCAAATGTTTCTACTAATCCATTTGGTATTGTATAATTAGCTACACCCTCAGCAAATAGTGGGGATGGCGGCTGATCAATATTATCTGGCATTACTAAAAATTCTGAATTAGTCGATGTTAATTCTAAAACAACTTGGCCACCTAAAAAGAATCCAGCCGGATGTACAAACTTTTTATATAATTCTCTCCATGTACTTAATGGAATAGATGATTTAATAAGAACAGAAAATATTTGATATAAAGCACCGTTTTGAATATAACGAAGCGATTCTGTTCCTATTTTTGATTCACTTACAACAAAAAGATTATTCTTTGGATATTCTATTTCAACATCTAATCCATAAAACGCCCGAAAAAATCCTTCTGCAGAAAACTTTGTACCTTTAACCCTATAAAAATTTGCAAAGTTACGAAGTACTTCCCGCGGCTCACCAAAATATGTTGAGTTAGCGCCATCGGCAATCGATGCAAATATCTTCTCAATGTATTTTAAGTCAGTTGCTTCTAAATCATATAAGCTATATAAATCTTGTAAGGCATCAATTGTTCCATCAGAATCCATGTAATCATAATAACCTTCTAGAAAGGTAATCAGATTTGGATAGGAACTGGCATAATATTGAGGTAATACACCTTTAATACTATACGCCCGTAAATTTAAATTCGTTCTATTATAGTCTGGTCGATGAGACATTTTAATATCCGGATGAAGGTATGCTTGGAGATCTTACATACGTATTAGATGCACCTGTTGCAGATGAAGTCACACCAGTTGAGCCTCCAAGACTAATTTCTGTCCGTTGTCTATCTACTACACTTGTAGCATATGATGTACCTTCGTCTAAATCTAAAACATAACTTCGTAATGGTTTAATCGTAGATTCATTAGCTGGAGTACATGTTAATTTAATATAATTTGTACCAGCAGTAATACCTGTTGGCGCAAATCCAGTTAAGTTAACTGTACCAGTTAATGGTTCATACGATCCGATATTATCGATTTCAACAGCGCCTCCAGAGTTAATAATCTGTAGTTTAGTATTATTTAAAGCATTTCTAATAAAACAAACTTTATCATTAAAAAGAAATGTAGAAGAAGTTATAACAAAATTTGTAGGACTAGATGCTAATTCTACAGGAAAGTATATCTTATATGATGTTGATTGTAATAAATCTGGAACAAATCGTTGTTGTAATTTTACTGATGCACGAGAGTTAAGAACAGCATCATTAATATCATCGATGTCTCCTAACAACTCAGATCTTCTAAATATTCCACCAAATTTTTTCAAATTATTATTAACATATGATTGTACTTGTGAGAAAACAGTTGATTCTGTTGATTTAACAGTTTGTCCAGTTAAATTTGGATCAAAGTTAAATGTTACAATAACTTCAAGATATGTTGTTTGTGGATCTTCGAATACCGTATCAATAGAAAGAATAGAAAGATTATTTGATACATCTTGTACGATTGAGTTTTTAACCGCCGTCTTCTGTGCTTCAGTCGTACCATCTTCAAATACAAGAGACGCGTATACTTTACCAAAATCTGCAGGCACGTTATCTTCACCGCCCCAAGCAATAGCATCTGTAACTGTTGAATAATTTCTCTGTATTACTGCACGATAATCATCGGCTGTTACAAGTCTTTGTTGTGCAGCGAAAGAAATAGGAGCGTTCTGTCGAATAGATTCTATTGATTGTCTTGGCCCACCGACACCAGATGCAGCAACTGTAGTAACGGCTAAAGGATAATTGCCAACGCTCGGAACATTTATCTGAGCTCCTGGAGCAAATGTAGAAGCATTATTGGCTGCAGCTCCTTTACAAGATAGATATGTAACTACGATTTTATTACCAGCTGTCGGTGATGCGCCAAATGATATTCCATCACCAAAATTTAATTCGTAATAACCATTCGGTGCTTCTGATATTTGATAATAGCGTGACTGAGAATTAACATTAGTAGCAGTAGTAATTGGATTATAAGATACAAACGAAGAGCTCGATGCAGTTTCATACACGTAAACTGCAGCAGTTCCAGTATCCATAGTTTCGTCTTGGATAACATAAAGCTGTCTTTCACCTACGTCACCGACAAAAAACGTTTTTTGTTTTTGCACACCTTCAAATATTTGTATTGTACTTCCGCCATTTTCATTTAGAAACTGGTAGAAACCTTCGCCATTATCTGTCGCTGCATAATCTTCTAATGTCTGAAAAGTATATGTTACATCATCAGCATCAGCAGTAAATGTATAACCAGCGCCTATTATAATAGAGCTAGGTCGACCTACAACGCCAGCAAGATTCATACTTAATTGTACTTCAGCTCTTGATGCAGTCCGGGATCTTGGTACATAACCCAGAGTAGCAGCATGAGATACGACCGAACTACGTAATTGCGCAGTTGTAAGAAATGATTCGTTTAAAGCAAAGTTAGCAGTCAATGCATTATAATGTGTATTATATGCAAGTACGTCTAAAATATTAGAAAGACCTGACGCTTCAAAGTTATAGTCTTCGAATTCTGGTTGTTTTGCAAGATATGTTTTTAAAGAGTCTTTGATAGCATCAAAATCTAATTGACTATTTTGTACCGTAGTTGCCATGTTATCTCAGCCTTGATAAAGATGTGGTTACAGTAACAAGTTCGCCGACGTTTGCTATACCGAATCGAATTGTTACATCTATTGCGTTAGTATCTGGATTGTCTGATATATCTATTTTATCTATTATTGCTCGAGGTTCATAGTTATTAATAGAAGCAATAATAGCTTGTTCTATCTCAAAAGATGTACCATCATCCATGTTTTCGAAAAGAGCATCACCAATTCCACCACCAAAATTAGGTAGGAATGGTTTTTCTCCTGTTCCGGTCGTTAATATATTTTTTACCGCTTGCTTTACAGCAGCGGCATCAACTTTTTTAAATATATCTCCGTTTGTCTTTGCATTAAAAGAAAGATCTATGTCTACATAATTTTTAGATCTAGAAGTTACAACGCTACCGGTTGATAAGTTTCCGTCTTCTACTGCAAATGCTCTATTCGTTGCCATGACCGTTCCAAATAATTTGTACTATTTATAATCTTTAAGCGAGTATTTCTATAAGTTCGCCAGTAGTTTGTATAGATCCGTTATATCTTGTTTCTAATG